GCCATGCCCGCTATGCCACCCGCAGCGCCCGCTACGGCCTCCCTGCCCCGCGCTGCTGCGAGGTTGTTGGTCGCAATCGCGGCGGCCTCCTGTGCAGCGATCAGGCGGCCCTTGGCTTGAACTGCCTTGGCATCAGCTACGTTGCCCGACGCGACCGCAGCGTTGTACTCCGCCTGCGCGCGCGCGAGTTGGCGCTGTGAAACGACTGCGGCGGCCTGCGCCTCCCGCTGAGCACGGAGGTTTGCAGACAGCGTCAGGGCGCCGCTCTGGTGCTGCAGGGTCGCCTCGGCGGCTTCCTTAGCCGCCGCCGCGATGCCGAGCTGCCCCCGGGCAGCATCCGCAGCCGCAGCCGACTGGGATTGCCAGGCAGTAGCCAAGCGGACCGATGCCCTCGCTTGGTTGACTTGGGCGGCGGCCTCTTGAGCGCGCTCGCGCGCCAAGTTGGCCACTTCAGCTGCTTCCTTGGCGGTGTTCAGGCGCTCTGCAACAGGCGCACCGACTGCGCCCACTGTCGCGGCAGCTCCGGCGCCTAGAACCCGAGCCGCGATGACGCCACCGGCGAGCGTGGCCGCACCGGCGATCTTGTCCAGGTTCTCCGCCATGAGGCGCACGGACGTTATCGCCGCATCACTGAACACGCCGCTGCTCGCGTTGACCTTCAGCTCGTACCACGCCGTCGAAAGGCGGTTGAGCTCGGCGTTGAGCCCCTTCGCTGCCATTTCCGCACCGGCGCCGGTCTGCTCGAGCGCCTCGATCATCGCCGGCAGGTACTTTTTCGCATCCAGCTGGCCGCCCTGCAGCAGCTGATCAAACGACTGGCCCGCCAATGCGGTGCCCTTGTTCATCTTCTCCACAGCCTGCATGAAACGCGGCACGATGCCAGGGATTGCCTCGCCCAGCTGCTGTCGTAGCTCTTCTGCTTGGAATTTTCCCTTGCTGAAGGACTGGCCGAGCGCCGTAGTCGCGCGGCTGACCTCGTCGGAGGACAGATGCAGGACGGTGGCCGAGCGCGAGAGCTGGGTAAACAGCTCCTGCTGCTGGGCCATCGGAACACCGGTAGCCGAAGCTGCGGCCGTCAAGCGGGTGAAGCTCTTTGCAGCATCTTCCAGATTCAGGCCGAGATCCTTCGCCGTCTGAGCCACGAACGCGTAAGCCTTGTCCGCCACTGCAGCAGAGCCTGTGGCGCCGATCAGGCCGTAGTGGATCTGCTGGATCGACTTCTGGGCAGCCAACAGCGACTGCACGCCCTGTCGCACCGCCTCAAACCCTAGAAAGCCCGCAGCTGCTCGGTTGAGCTGTGATATCGAAACCGCCGTCTGAGCCGCTTCCTTGCGGATCGCACCAAGATTCTGGTTAGCCACCCTGCCCGCTTCCACCATGGAAGAACGGTATGCCGCGGTGTTGGCGCGAAGCAGCACATCGATCGTGGCGGCAGTGGTAGTCACTTAAAAACTCCAGAAGCTAGGGCCATAAATAGAAAAAGCCCGCAAAATGCGGGCTCTCGTAAGCAGCAAGGGCAAGGAATTTACTGTTTTGCACACAGCCTTCGCAGGCTCGTGACGATGTCTGCGAAGCCGTATAAGAAGGGTGCCGCGACAATGCAAGTCACTCCCGCCCCAAATAACCAAGGCGCTACATCCGTCAGCGATAGAGCAACTGCGGCGACTCCCGCTGCGGCTGAAATCCCACCGACCGTTTTGATCACCATCGGCAGGAGATCACTTTCCACCCTTTGCTGTTCCGCTGCCGCCTGATCTACGCCGTTTAAATCGCTCATCCCGACCTCCATCCGTGTGTTCGGAAATACTATCTCACTGCCCCTTGTTCCGTTTTGCGGCTGCCTGGAACATCTCCGCAATCTGCTGTGAGCGCGCCTTCGCGTCGTTCTGGGGCAGAAGCCTCTTCTTCACCAGCAGGAAGTCGTCTTCAGTCGTCTCGTTCCCGTTGACTCGGGCGAGCACGTTTGTCAGCTGGGCGAACAGGCGCTGTAACGGTTGATCGATGGGCTCGATGGCCGCAAAGGCGTACATCTCAGACAGCTGGCGGGAATCCAAGCCCGCCAGCATCTGATCTGGATGTGCGTAGCCGAGGCGCCACGCAATCCGGAACTGCAGCCGGCGCTCAGGCCGGCCTGTCAGTTTTTTGCGGCAGCTTCCGCTTCGGCCTCGCCGATCGCATTGACCTTCTGGGCCAGCTTGAACACACGGTCCAGCGCCGCAGCCGACTTCGCGCCCAGCTGTGCCACTTCCTTGTCGGTAAACAGGCGCTCGCCCTTTTCATCTACCAAGCACAGGGCCACGAAGCGGGCGCGGAAGTCGTCGACCTTCGGCTTGTCACCGCCGTAGGTGTCCTGCTCCCACTTGTCCCGGTCGCTCGCGGACATCGTGGCCACGCGTACCGATCCGCCCCACTCTTTGACCTCGAGGTCTTCGGTCTTGCGGTCGTTTGCTGCCAAGATCTGGCCTTTCGAGAGCAGGCTCACGGCGCAGCCTCCGCCATTTCGAAATCACGCGGCAGAAGATCTGCCGTGAAGGTCAGCACCTGGTTGGTGCCAGGAGCGATGTTGAAGGCCGACACCTTCCCGGTGAACGTGCCGATATCGCCGGAAGGCAGAACCATCAGGAAGTACAGATCGTCCTCCGGATCCGCGTCCTTCAGGATGTCCTGGCCCGGCGATTCGCCGACCGGCCAGCGCTGGCCACTCACCTGGACAGACTGTCCGCCCGACAGGCCCGCGATGTTCTCGATCTGCTTGCTGCGCAGATTGGTCGCATCCAGCGTGTTGGCTTGGCCCTTGCCAAAGGGGAAGCCGGTGAGGCCATCCACTTCGGTGTATCCGACCGGCGTATTCGGCTGGGCCGGCAAGGTCAGCGAGACGTAAAGCGCGCTGTCCTGAGCCGAAATTGCTTTGTTTTCCATGGATTAGCCCTCCTTCGGGCAACAAAAAACCGCCTTTCGGCGGCGTAGGTGTGCGGAACTTCAATTACTTCCAGAGGACTACGTCGAAGGACGCACGATGCAGCTTGGTAGCGGCTTCGTAGTCGTCCGGGCCATCGGTCATATCCCCGACTTTGAGCAGATTCGGCAACGTGTCCTGCAGCGCATCAGCCAAGACGCGAACCGCCGCCCGGGTTTCACCCCAGACGTCTATCTGAAAATCACCACGCGGGGCCCCGGCGCCAGAGTTGAGCGTTGAATGACGCTTGCCGGTTACCCGTTGGTAGGTGACATACAGCTTGGGCGGCTCCTTGGCCGGAAAGGCGTAGGCAGCTGGCGTGACCGTCCTCATGGCGGCCAGAAGATCCTGATCGAACGTCATCGCCTTGCCTTCCTCATTTCAATTTCGATGGCCTCTCTCAGCGCGTCCCGCATCTTGGAGACTGCGACGTCGGCTTTACTACTTGCAGCCGGTCGCAGGAACGGTTGGGCGGCTTGCGTAGATGTGCCGCGCTCTTGGAACAGACCCCAAAAGGCGTTTGTAGGCACTTCGATGGCAAAGCGCATCCAGCCCTGCTCGTCGCTGCGCTCTCTGGTGCGAATCCTTCGCCGCAGTCGACCGCTGGCTTTTGGCGCCTTGGCGCGGGCCTCGTTGCGCACCTCGTTTGCCCCTACGCGCATGCCCTTACGCATGGCGCGGCGGGCGGCAGGCTCCGACAGCTCCAGCAGTACACGCTCGAGTTGATCCAGCCCCTCGATTTTTACGTCGAAGTCCGACATTTCATCAGCCCTGGCTAAGTCCGGAAACGGTGATGATCGCCGTCTCGCTACCGTCGTTACTGGTGCCGGCGGACTTGATGTCGTAGACCTTTCCGGCACGATCGACAATCCGCCACCGCTCATCGATAGAGCGCGGCAGAATGTCCCACCGGACCTGCTCTCGGTATTTCTCTGCCCCAGAAGCCACAGCCTCTGCGGTGGCGCTAAGCTGATTGGTTCGCTTCGCCCACACCTCGACCACCGTTAGCCATTCAACCCCGCTGCTCTCACCGAAATCATTCTCGACCGTCACCTCACGCTCGAACCGGATGCGATGATTTCGTTGCCCCGCAGCCAATGCCATTCTCAGACTCCAAGCCCAACGCGGTACGGCCACAAAAGGCTGTGAGCACCCATTGGTATCTGTGTGATCGCACCATCGGAATCCTGAACATCCTCCCGGGTGCGATAGAGATGCGCAGTGATCAGGAGCACCGCCGCTTGGATAGCGTCAGTGACAACAATCGGGTCATCGCCTGCCGATCCAGCCAGGACAGCTTCAGCAAGCTCACCAGCATCAACGAAGACCTGCCGATTCAGGAAATTCTGGGCGGCCTCTTCAGCCGCGCCGCCGTACAGGGACAGCAACTGGTCGTCGTCGCTGTCGACCCGGCAATGCTGCCGGGCCTTTTCGATGGATACCAGGCGCATGGCTCAGGCCTGTGGCTGGCTGGCAGCGATGGCGGCAGTGAGCGCCTCGACGACGCTCTTGCGCGCCTTCTCGCCTTTGGCCTGTTCAGTAGACAGGGCGGCCCCGAGGATTGCGGGATCCGACACATTTGCAATGGCAGCCAAGGTCGAAGCGGCATTCTGATCGACGAGACTGGCACCGGCGCCTGCATGATTCTTGCTGCTACCACTGTCCGTCACAGCGCCACTGAGCGGCTTCACCAGCCCGCGCTTGGCCAAGAGATCCGCATGCTGCGGCGTGACTTCGAACTCCGCGCCGCGGTCACGCCGACCGTGGTGCTCGAAGGAACTGATTGCTTTGACTCTGGTCATGGTCTTGTCCGCTTAGGAGATGGAGCCACGGGGCCGAAGCCCCGCGGATGAGCGGCCAGGTCAGCCGCCAGCGCCGTCTACAACCGGCAGGCCGTCGAAACCGCCCTTGACGAACGCCTCAGGCCGGAACACGGTCAGGCCGACGTCCTCTTCGCAAAGGATGGTGACCATGTTCTTGACGAAGTTGTCGCGGTCCTGGTTGGACACGGTGATATTCGCCTGCTCACGGTCCCAGCCCTGCGCGGCCATCTTGAAAGCACCGGTCAGGAAATCACCGGTATCCATCGCCTTGGTCGCCACAACCGGGCGCGCCCACAGACCCGGCACTGCCAGCCCGCGCGGCGTGGCGAACAGGTAGGCGTTCTCGGTGGTCTTGGACAGCTCGATCGTGGTCCAGTCGATCGGATTCAGCACGATGCCGTCGGCTTCGTACTCGGCCAGCGTTACCTGGAGCATGGCGATGCGAAGACGATCGATGGCGGTCTCGTTCTGCACGACCACGCCCGGGTTGGCGTACGCCGTCGCCTGGGTGTACAGCCCGTTGATGTTGAGGCCGACGCCAGAGCCCTTCAGCAGCTGCGCTTCTTCCTTCAGCTTCAGGCCGTACATCAGGCGGCCGTTGATGTAGGCCTGCAGCATGCCGGCATCGCGCAGCACCTGCTTGGACGCACGAATCCAGTGGGCAATGGTAGCCACCTTCGCCGAGTCCAGCTCGAAAGCCAGATCCGACTCGGGCTTTGGGTTGACCGGGTTCTCGGCGACGACATCGGCGTTGTTGGTGAAGCCGGTCTCCCGCACGTACTCCAGGCTATCCGACGAGGTCGTGCCCCAGGTGAGCAGGTCGCGCAGGAACAAGCGCTGGTTTGGCGTGGCCACAATGCCTGGAATACGGTGCGGCTCGATGAGGTTGCCCGCCGATGCGTCCTCGCGGGTGATGGCAGCCTTGACCGTGAAGCTGCCCTGCATGCCCGGGTTGAAGTTCTTGCACACATCGGAGGTCGCCACGACCTCGCCGATGGTCCGGGCCTTAGCTGGCGCACCGCCGCCCTGCTCGAGCTTGGCGATCACCTGCTGGGCAGCCTGCAAATTGGCCTGCAGCTCGCCTTGGGCGACCAACAGCTGGTCGACCTTGGCCTTCGTTTCTTCGGACAGCTGGGCGTGCGCGCTGATATCGGCCTTAGCCTGCTCGGCGTGCTTCTTCAGCTGGTCGTTCACCTTCTCCAGGCTGGAGTTGATGTTCTTGATATCGTCGTCGATCTGGGGCATGGAAGCTCTCCTTACAGGATATTGGTGAGGTTCGCGGCAAGCGCCGCAGTGTTGGTGAAGCCGGCAGCATCGCGCTCGCCGTGTCCGGTGGGATCACCCTCACCGCTGCCAGCCGGGTCACCCGCACTGGACTTGAACTGGCTGATCAGGCGCATGGCCTCTGACTTGGGCATTCCCGATGCGCGCAGGGCTGCCTCCATGCGTCGAACGGCTGAGGCATTCTTGCCGTCGTCGGTCTTACCGATCTCATCGGAATCCAGAAGCGAATCGGCGAACCCTTGTGACACTGCCGCACTGCCACCGATGTAGGACTCGCGATCCATCAACTTCTGCATCGACTTCACGTCCTCGCCGGTACGGGCGGCGTAGACGTCAGCCATTGCCAAGTCGAAGGGCTCCAGCTGATCGGCGATCTCGCGCAGCTCGTGCCGGTTTCCAGCAGCAAGCAGCCAGCAGTTGTGGATCATCAGGAACCCGGCACGCGCCACCTGCACCTGGTCGCCGGCCATGGCAATGATCGAGGCGGCAGAGGCTGCTATCCCCATGACCTTGACGGTCACCTCACCCGGATGCTCGCGGAGCATCGAGTACATGGCCAGCCCTTCGAACATGTCGCCGCCGGGCGAGTTGATCGCCACGGTCACCGGCCCTTTGCCGAGTGAGCGCAGAGCAGCCGACATGCGTTTTGCCGTGAAACCGCCGCCTGTCCACCAATCCTCACCGATGACGTCATAGATACCGATCGTCCGGTCATCTTCGTTCTCGGCCGCCGCACGAATGCTCGCGTCCCACCGGTCGAAAGCTGCCGGCGCCACATAGCTGCGCACGTCCATCTGCGGGCGTCCGCTGGGAACGCCCGGGGTTGCACGGATGGTCATCTGTTATTCCTTGCTGGGGGCGTCAGGCACGCCGAGGAAGGCGCGCATGGACGCGCGGGCTGCATTGCCGTCTTCGGCCTGGCCGAGCTTGTCCAGCGGAGCCAACGCCGTCTGGACGGTGAGTACCGCTGCATTGCCACCCATGGGTTCCCGGTCTTCCAGCTCGCGGACTTCGTCACGCGTCAGGATGCCGTTGTTGACCATGGCGGCGTAGAAGGAAGCGCGACCGGCGCTATCAGCACGAAGCAGCCCTTCCACCGCAAATTTCGGGTAGTACCTCAATCGCTCCGCCGGCGTCAGCAGATCCTTGCTGATCGCCTGCTCGATTCGGCGAAGCCACGGCCCCAGGGTGAAGGTGAGGAAGCCGATCATCTGCTGCTCGATGCCCGTCCCCCAGCTGGTGGACTTCTCGCTGTGCCCGACCATGAAGGGCGGCACGCGGAACCACCGGCAGATTTCCTCAACCGAGAATGCGCGTGACTCAAGCAGTTGTGCGTCAGACGGGTTAATGCCGATCGTCTTGATCTCCGAACCGGCCTCGAGGATGACCGGACGGCCGGCATTGACCGCCCCGCTCAGTGCCTCCAGCGTCTGGCGCGCGTCGTTGCGCTGATCAGGCTTCAGCGTGCTCGGGTAGGTGATTGCCGTGGTCGGCAACAAGCCCTTTGAGAACGTCGAACTGGCGGCCATGTCGGCGCCGATCGCCGCACCGAACACTTCTGCACCGTAGCCGATGACGGAGACGCCTTCCATTCCATCGAGAGAGAAGCCTGGAATGCTCCAGACTCTTTCATTAGAAATCTCGCGCTGGTTTCCGGTCTCGTCGGTGTATCGCCACACCTTGACGCCGTCGCGGCGGAACGAGGTAAGTCGGTCCGGGTGCAGGAACTGCAGTCCGATCACCTTGCCGCCGATCATCAGCTTTTCGCAGCGGGCGTTCCCGCGCAGAAGCATCGCCGCCACGCTCGCTTCCCAGTGAACCGCCGCAGTGGTGTCCGCATTGGGTTGGTCGTGGAGGATGAACTGTAGCGGATGATGGCTCGCTACCCGTTTCCCGCTACTGGTCTTCTCGTACATCGAGAGTGGCAGCGTCGAGATGGTCTCCGAGATGAGGCGGACGCACGACCAGACCGCAGACAGTTTCAATACCGTCTGGTGGTTGACTGGAACACCAGCGTTCGAACTAGACCCGAAGAACTCAGCCCAGAACTCGCCGTCGGTCAGGTGAACAGGTACACCCAGCCATTTCAGTGCCACAGCACGCAAGCGGCCCGGCTTGGCAGCCTTGGTCTTCATCCGATCACCGGACTGGAAATGAAGTCGCTGGCGTCGTCCTGGACAGCGGCAGGCATGCTAAGACCAATCGCCATCAGCAGTGCCGCCATGTCATCGATCTTGTCCGGCGACCGCTTCTTGTCGGGCTTCATGTTCAGGTTTCCATCTTTCACTGCAATGAGGTTGGAGGCACACCAGTTCAGGACCGGATCGTTGCCGTGCTGGATCTTCTTGCCGATGTAAGCCCGCTCCAGTTCCTGCATTGCGGGGTGGTAGTTCTTCGTGGTCTGGTTGAACTCGACCAGTGGGTGCCCGTCGGCCAAGAGGCGCTGCGCAATTTCGGCTGCGTTCCACCGGTCGTAGCCGATCGCCTGTGGACCGAATCGGGCGATGTCCTCGCGGATCCTCGCCTCCACCACGCGGTAGTCGGTGACCTCGCCTTCTGTGGCCTCAATCAACCCAGCCGTCACCCAGCCTGCGTACGGAACCACGCCGCGCTCCGTTCGCGCCCGCACCGCGTCCGCAGGAACGAATCGACGGCCCCAGGTGTAATAGACGTCGTCCACCTTCCACACCAGACGCCAAGACGTCATATCCAGCGTGCTCGCCAGATCGAACGCGCCCCAGCACGGCTGGCCCGCGAGCCAGTCCAGAGCGATCGCGCCGCCGCACTTCTGCCACTTCGTGAGATCTACCCAACCGGTGGCGGAAGACGCCGGCCGGTTGAGCCGCTTGATTTTGAACTCGGCCAGTTTCGAGGGCATTTGCCGCGCCTCGACTGCCTCCTTGCGGATAGCCTTCAGAAGGTGCGGATTTGCATCCATCAGCGGGTTGGCCTTAGGCCATGCTGATTCGTCAAACTCGTCGTCGTCGTCATCGACAGCGAAGAACACCACCAGGAAGTGGTCGGCCGACTCGCCCAGGATCCCCTGCAGCACCTGTTTTGCGAACTGCCTGATTTCCCCCCACGGCCCAGGGTTGGTGTATCCCTCGGTCGTGGTGTACAGCCACAGCGGGTTGCTGCGTGCGCCTGCCGCCGACGTCAGCACGTTCAGAAGATCCGCCGACTTGTGAGCGTGGATCTCGTCCAGCCCCACATGAGACGGGTTCAGGCCATCTTGGGTGCTGGCCTTAGCGTTGATGGGTTTGAACGTGGCCCCCGTCTCCACTCGGCTGATCGCGTTGGCCCAGCATGCAAGCCCGAACGCTTCCTGCAGGTCTGGCGTCTTCTCGGCCATCCGCTTGGCAACGTTGAAGATTATTCGCGCCTGGCTGCCGGTCGTGGCCGCCGAGATGATCTGGGCGCCCTCTTCCTCTTCACAGCACTGGCAGTAGAGCAGGATTGCCGCAGCCAACGTGGACTTGGCGTTCTTACGGGCAACCGCGAACAGCGCCGAGGTGAAGCGGCGGCTGCCATCAAGGTTGCGGAAGCCGAACAGCTGCGCCACGAAAAACACGTGGGACCGATGCAGCTCAATCTCCGGCCGTGCCCACTTCCCTTCAACGTGCGGAAGCTTCTCGATGAAGTCGCATGGATCGCATGCGTGCCACTCATCGAAAAGGAAAGGCGGGCGCTTCCGCTTGGCGCGCTTAAGGTCCGCGAGGAATCGCTTGCCGGCGAGCCGAATCCACTTGCCGAACGTCTTACCCTTCTTGTCGGCTACCGCCTCTTCGGCGTACGCCGTGGCGATGCCAACGTAATCACGCACGGGTCTTCCGCTTCGCACCGTTGTTGGCGAAGGCGTTCCCGGTCTTCTCTACATCGCCGGACGGCCGGACCTTGCCCTGGGCAACTGGCGTTAGCCCGAAGTCGTTCATCAGGCCGCGCAGCTGCGACACCATCGACGCCACCGGGGCTAGGCCGGCGGAATAGAGCTGCACGGTATTGCCGTGCAGCGCGCAAAGTTGCCCGAAGGCAGAAAGCCCTGCCTCGGTCAGCAACTTGTTGGCATGCAGGATGGGCGCCAATCGGTCCCACTCCTTAATGGCATGGGCATTCGGCAGCCAGTCCGGCGCCGATGGCACGTCGGGAACCAGCGGCAGCTCGGCAGCCGGCGCCGGCGGCGCGCGGTCAGGGCGGTCCGTGCCGGCCACCACTTTCAGCGATGTCGGTTTGCGGGGGTTCGCCATTTTCGATCCGAGGGCGGCACGATGGCCGCGAAAAATTGGTTTTTCTCAACTGACGGTGCAAATAAACAGGTAGGCGCACGGTCAGGACGGGGGCCGGCCTCAACTTTCGACCCTCCCCCGTCTCGTTCAGGTTCGTGATGCGCCGTTTCGTTCAGTTTCAGGCGGGTCTGTTCAGGTTCGCACGGCCGGGCGGGAGCGGTTGCCGAAGCCGCCGTCCTCGCCGGCCGTCTTCGTGTCGTGGCACCTCTTGCACAGTGCCTGCCAGTTCGATGTGTCCCAGAACAGGTCCTGATCCCCGCGATGGGGAATCACGTGATCAACGATCCGAGCCAAGGTGACCCCGCCTCGCCGCTTGCACTCAGCGCAGAGCGGCTGACGCCTGAGGAACGTGAGCCTCGCCTTCTGCCAGCGCGTGCCGTAGCCGCGCTCGGTGGTGCTCAGCCTTACCGCTTCCGCTGGTACATGCTCGCGCAAGGTTGCGCTGCGCGGTCGATGCTTGGGCGCTCGGGCGGGCATCAGTGATCGGCGGCGACATCGGGGGCGGGCTTACCCTGGACAGCGCCAACCGCATCCAGCTGCGCTTCGTACTGCAGCAGGCACCGCTTACGGCCATTGCTCACCTCGAACACGGCCGATGGGCTGGCGTCCCGCACCCACGCGCACCGCTTGATCAGAGCCGCATCGATCGGAACATACGTCGCGACCGGAACACGCAGCAGGACCGGGGCAGGCGGGTTCGACTTGACGGCTGGCCTGGCGCAGGCGCTCAGGGCAAGAACGAATGCAATCAACAGCAGGCGCATATCAGTATCCCTTCAGGCCTGGGCAAGCGGAGTCGAGCAGCTCGAGGGCGGCTCGACACGTGTCCGGGCGTTCGCCGTATCGATCCTTCCACGAGGCTGCATCACGCTCTGCCGCCTCGATCTTCCCCGCCAAGGCGGCCAGAGTGGCGGCGCTCTCTGCCTTGAGAGCCTTCAACTTCTCGGCCTCTTCCCGCAGCGTGGCAGCCACGTCAGCCAGGCGCTGGTCCCTGTCATCGACGTCTGCTTGAAGCCGGGCCGAATCCGCGCGCCAGCTCTGCTGCACCTTCACCACCTGGGCGCTGAGCTCAATGATGCGCTGCTCCTTCTCGTAAGCAGCCAGCCCGGACACGAGGCAACCGAAGGAGAGGATTGCGCAGAACACCTTCACCAGGCTGCCCGGCTTGCGCAGCCACTCGGCCACCTCAGCTGCCCAGCCGACCACCAGAGCCCACAACGCACTAAGCAGGCGCTCAAATACGGTCATGGCTTGTCACCTCCGACGGCGCCGGTCATCCGCTCGACCACCTTCAGGTAGCTGGGAAGCAGGCGCCGGATGACAACGCCCGAGATGCCGGCCAGCGGAAGCTGGGGGGCACCTGCCAGTGAGGGGAAAACAGCGCTCGCGATGGAGATCATCCAGGCGGCGACGATTGCGTAGGCCACCACGGCCACCGCGAGGGCGATGAGCCGCATGCTGCTCTGCAGCCAGCGCTTCGAACGGGTCTTGTCGGCATCAGCCGACACCCGATCTGCGTCCTTCTCGGGCAGCAGCAGGACACCTATCAGGGCCCCAGCCATGGCCACCAGCAGCACCGACTGGGGTACGCCGAGAATGATTCGTTCGGCCTGGCGCAAGGCGTCGGCGGTCGCCGGGCCCAGCACCGCGGCGGTGAAGGTTCCAACGATGATCTTGAGGGTGCTCACGGGCTCGGTCACTGGGCGAGCACCTTCAGCGCACGGGCGTAGCGCGTACGTCGATCTGCTGCGCCGGCCTGCCCGTTGTTGATGCGCTGAGTGATCTCATCGAAGCGGCCGACGTCGGCCAGCTTGTTGAGGTTGTTGGCGTCCCAGTAAGCCGCTGCGGCCAAGGCACCCCACTGGGGAACCTCGAGCAGCTCGGGACTGCCCTCGAAGTCCGGCACTGCCTTGACGCCCTTCGCACGCAGCGTGTCGCGCATGCCCGCGTGGTTGGCCTTACCGGTGTTCTGAATCGGGCCACGGCCGCGGTGCTTCCACCCATCACCGCTCGCCTCGGAGCCGTTG